CCTGATGCACCGATAGTAATAGTATCAGAACTCTCGTTGATAATGTTATTACCCGCTGTATCTTGTATTGTGTCTACTTTTAAAATTGCTGTCATGTTATCCTATGTTATTAATTTGTATGCTCCAAAAACAGAAGTAATTGTACTGCCACCTATTATAGATATACTGCTGGTGCTTGAACTAGCTGTATTTGTGTAAATTTCTAAATAATCTCCTACAGATAAAGACATACTTATTATTAAATTTACAAGTAAATCTCTACCATCTGTTCCAGCTAAATTTAATCCAACCTCTTGAACTTGAGAACCATTTTTATAAAGCATACTTTTTAATCTATACATATCACTATCTGTGGATCTTGATGCTAATAAAAGATTATAAATATAATAGTTACCATTTTGACCAGATGGAACGGTAAATTTACTAGATGCAAACGCATTATTAGTATCAAATGTTTCAGTATCAAAAGTAATTTTTGTAGTTGTTGCGTGAGAAACTGTTTGCGATGAACTTTTTGTTGCTTGAAAAGCTGGAGTATTAGCACCACCAACACCTGTTTGAGTAGCAGCTGACAAATTGATGGTCGCTCCACTTGGTACAGTTATAGTATCCCCACTTGCACCTACTGTTAAAGTAGTGCCTGTTGCCGGTTGTATTAAATTGGTTTCTAGTGTGCTCATTATAAAATTACGAATGTACTCCCTGATGGTATGGTGATAGTTCCAGAAACAGTAACTGGACCAACTAGTGCTCCGTTGTTACTTCCTGCCATATTAATGCTAGACCAAGTCTGTGCATTTTTTACAAAAAAACTAGTGGATAAAGAAGAAGCTCCCACGGTTGCATCGGTCGGTGTTCCAATATCAAACGTATCTCCCAACACCGTTCCAAAAAAACTATTAGATCCTTCAGGTGCCGCTGTAAAAGTAATGGTAGATCCTGTAGTTACATAAGAAGAAACAGGTTCTTGAAGAACTCCTGCAACAGAAATAATTAAGTTAGCTTCGTTACCTGGATTGATTGCAGTACCACCTACCGTTAGGTTAAAAGGTCCCGTAGCCGATCCATTAAAAGATCCACTGATATCGTCTAGTATACTGTATCGCCCCGTACTAGGAGCTTTTCCAACGTAAGCCAATGTTTAACTCCTTATGATTTTGGATTAGCTACTTTGATCTCTGCGACCTTCGCTTGCCAAGCATCCAAACCATTTTCTGATATAAACTCTACTTGTGCTTCTAAACTTCCATACGCCGCTTTTCTTGCTGCAACTACTGTAGCATTTGCTTCTGCAGTATCTGCATCCGCTTCTACATCTGCTAGTTGTGCGTCTGTTGGTTTTGAAATAGCCAAGTTCCATTCAGCAATAAATGCACCTTTACCATCTGAATTATCTTGTAGCTTTACATCATTAGAAAAGTCAACATCTGCAACACCGTTTGCCGCTGCATATGCTTTTACTTTACTTGATAGTCCTGCCATTTTTTACTCCTTTGTTGTGTACTCTTACCATTTTTTAATGGTAGAATCTAGTTATTATAGGCCTGTTAGGGCTTTAATTTCGTCTTCGTCTAAACCTAATGCAAGTAGTTTTGCTTTTCCAGAAGCTTTTTTAGCTACTGCATCTGTTGCTTTTTGTGCGATTTCAGCTTCTACAGTTGGTATCATTGCTTCAATGTTAGCTTTAGATATGGGTGTAGTTCCTTCTAGCCATTCAATTTGGCAAGTATCAATAACACTACCTCTTACAACTACTTTTGCATTAGGGTTAATTTTAAGTATTGCTTTTGTTATCATGCTGAAATCTCCATTAAAGTTATGTAACTTGTTCCACTATCAACTTGAACATATACAGTTCCAGCACCATTGCTGTTAAGAAACTGGGTTTTATAAGTTAATGCACTAGTGGAAGATGGAGCATCTAAAACAGAACAGCTAAATCCATTTCCAACAAAATTATGCGCAGTGCTATTTGAATAGCCAATATTTTTTCCAGGATTAGTTCCACCAATTTCAGTTGAACCTCTTAATATTTTAATATTAACCGCTGTATTTGCAGATTGTTTAGCAACACCATTCTGTTGAATTAAAACTAAAATTTTATTTGAAGTAGACGAAGGAGTTATTGAAGCTGTCAATCCTGTATCAGCATAACTTGCTGCAGTTGAAGATGCAGTTGTTGAAATGGTAGCACTAACCACTTGTAAAACTTTACCATTATCACTAGGAACTGCCCACGCTCCATCTCCACGTAAGAATGTAGTGTTAGACGCGGTTCCCGAAGCGTTGAGTGAACTAGGTGTTGTAATTTTGCTTACTGCCATAATTTATCCTTTTAATGCTTCTATTTCGTTATCTGTTAAACCTAAAGCTTTAAGTTTAGCATTCGCTGAAGCTTTGTCATCTATTTTAGTTTGTATTGCATCTGCTATTTCTTGTTCTACAGTTGGTATCATTGCTTCTATTTCTGCTTTAGATATGGGAGTTGTTCCATTGTGCCAAACAATAGAATTAATATCATCTCCACTAACAGAAACTTCTGCTGTTGGGTTAATTTTTTGAATTGCTTTAATTATGTTGCTCATTATCCTGAAATCTCCATTAAAGTTATTGATGATGTACCAGCTTGTGCATTATAATTAGCACCAATACCTACAGCATAAGAAGCATTAGGTGTTTTTGCATATAAAGCATAAGTAACTTGACTGGTAGTAGATGGTGAATTTAAAATAGATAAAGTTGCAGGAGCTGTCATAGCACCTGCTGCATTAAAATATAACCCAGCCATTCCGTTTGAAGTATGACCTAAATTTGTACTATCTTTATAAAGAGTAAAAGCAGGAGAACCAGCGTTGTATGGAGAGGCATGGTAAGCACCAAAACTAGCAACAACATAAATTTTACTTGATGTAGATGATGGTGTTATATTTGCAGATAAATTCATAGTTGTGAAACTTGTAGCTGTAGTTGTTTGTCCTGCTGTTTGAACAGCACTCACTACTTGTAAAACTTTCCCAGCACCTGAAACGGTTACTCCTGATGGGAAATTAACCGTCTCGCCACTCTGACCGATGTTAATAGTTCCCGAACCTGAACTGGTTTGTATGTCTCCTACTTTTAATATTCCGTTTGCCATACTATAATCCTAATGCTTTCAAATGTTCTTCTGTTAATCCTAGTTCAACTAATTTAGATTTAGCTTCTTCTTTTTTAGCTATTTTGTTTGTTTCATCATCTTTTAGTTCTTGTATCTTTGCATTGATATCAGCTTCAGTAGGTTTTGTAATTGAACTATCATGTACAATAATATTTTCGTATGACATTCTTTCATTACCTGTAAAGTCTTTTCTAAAGCCAAACCATTGACCATTGTGCATTTGTGCTAAAGCATAATTTAACCAATCTTTATCTGTCATTAAATATCTCCTAATCTTAAAAATGTAAATCCAGTATAAGTAACATTAGTACTACCACTTGTAGTTACTGTTCCTGCACTATTTACATTAAATCTTATTTTTGTATTTGTGGTGTTTGATACTTTTAAAAGCAAACTAACATAAGTATTAATATATCTAGTTGCACCAGAACCAATCCAATTTTGACCTTGTGATCGAGATGAATAACTAGAATTATCTGTTGTTACTTCCATATTAATTCCAACATAAGCCAAATCTGCATTTGCATTAAAATATCCTTGTGCTTGAATTAAATAAATACCAGTTGAAGGAAAACTAAAAATACCAGAACTTTCACTCATTCCAGTTCCTAAATGTGGGTCGGCTGGTGTATCTACTCTTTCTAAATTAGAAGTAAGTACTCCTCCACTACCAGATAAATCTGAAGTTAATCTCCATTGATCTGCTTCTGTAATTCCTTGAGTAAGACCTGAAACGGTTACTCCTGATGGAAACGTAACTGTATCTCCACTCGAGCCAACGGTTAGCGTGCCGTTGTCAGCGATTGGTTCTAAATTTGTTACTTTAACTGTGCCCATATTATAATCCTATATTAATTTGTTGTTAAATAGCTAATTTAAATCCACTAAAATATACTTGCGATCCAGTACTACCACCATTCATTGTTGCTTGAGTAGAAGAAGCTAAATATACTCTTGCAGTAAGAGCTGCTCCTGCTGCTAAATCAATGACACAACTTACATTAGCCATAGTGTAATCGCCAAACAATCTTGTGTAGTTAGCTGCAACTATAGTTGTACCACTCATAATTTCCAGATTAAAAACTGTTCCATTTCCAGAATTACTTAAACTTGCATTATTAGTTCTAAAACTTGTTACAAAAAAATACTTTCCAGCAGAGGGTGCTGTATATGTGTAATTAGATACATTAAAATTACTCCCATTATCAAATTTTTCAGCATTAAAAGGAACTGTTGTATTTGTACTTGCACTAAAATTTACAACGGCTGTTGAAAGATAAGCATGAAAAGCACCTTCGTTAGTAGCACCAAAATTATTAGCAGTTCCAGAATTAGTAATAGTCACTCCACTAGGAATAGTAATAGTATCTCCAGAAGAACCTATCTGTAAAGCGGTTCCTGATTGTGGGTCTAGTTTATCTACAAATAAAGTTGCCATTATACGATTGTTAAATTTCCATTGACTGTTACAGTTCCGGTAAACGATACAGGACCCGTTAATAACATGTTATCGGTTGCGGCCACTGTGATGGGTGACGTTACCGTTGCTAAATTTTGATATCCACCATTGATGGATTTAATCATTCCAAATTCTATAGAATTTGCACCAGGTTCCGTATTACCTACTGCTTTGCCTTGAAATACTACATAGATATTTGCGGTTCCAGAAACGGGGGCCGCTGAAAAAGCTAAAGTTGTGGAACCAGATATTGAATAAGATGAGAAAGGATCTTGACGAACATTACCTATAAATACTTCTATTTCAGAAGTACTAGATACAGGTTGGCTTAAAGTAAAATTAGTAGTGGATCCATTTCCGTTGAACTGTTGAGAGTTCATCGTCAAAAGATTTGCCGAAGGTTTGTTTCCTAAATACGCCACTTATGTTCCTCCTATGAACTGATTTGATCTACAGCTCCAACTATACAATCTAGAGAAGAGGCCGTGTCACTAATTACAAAAATTTGATCACCAGATTGTAGTACAATTTTAGATCCCCCATCAATTAATTCTAAAGAACTTCCTGGAATAATGGGTGCTGTTTTAATTAAATAATAATTTGCCGAAGATCTTCGTAGATATACATCTACATTAATAGTAGTAGTTAAAATGTTTGCTAAACGTATACTAATTAAACAATCATAACTATTTACTGCTCCACCCAATGCATCTACTGCAGAAGTTCCGGTTGCTCTTGATATATAATTTCTAAAATTTTGTGCCATAATTTATTCCTTATACTATAAGGCAATTGCCATTGCAACTGCGAATCCTTCTGTTGCCCCAGATGCGGCTGGAGTTGCCCATTCAGGAGCGGTTGCACCTGAATTTATTTGTAATACTTGACCAGCGGTTCCTTTTGCTAATTTTGCTACGGTATTCGCAGCAGAAGCATAAAGTATATCCCCTTGAGCGGTTAAGATCATATCAGGAGTTTTAACAGCGGGATAAGTGCAAAATACATCCAAGGTTCCACTAAAATTTATTTTAGTAGTATTACCTGCAGAAGTATTTATGACTGTAGTTCTAGCAAGAGTATCTGGAGTTGCGTCCGTTACCGTTCCTAAACCTACTTCCCAATTATTAGTTCCTTGTTGAAAAATAGTGTAGTAAGTTGTATTACTATTACCAACTCCTGCAACAAAAGATACGAAACCAGAAGACGCTCCTGCAAGAGAAATAGTTCCCGTTCCAGTAGTTGTACTACTTTCTTTTACTCTATCATTTAAAACCAAAGCCATTTTTTAAAAACTCCTAATTATGAAGTAATACTTAAAATTGCAGCAGAGCCAGAAGGTGAACCCGAAGTAGGGCTTGGAAAGGTAACTGTAAAAGTTCCATTCGAACACGTTTTGCTTCCGCCAAAATCAAGTACGACTACTAGCTTATCACTATTTGTATCATTGTATATTGTTCCAAATGCTGCAGTAAAACTTGCAGGCGTTCCTGAACCCCATACTGAATCTGTAAAATCAACAGTTGCAACATCATTTACATTAGAAACTGCTTGTCCTGTAAGTGCATTACCACCTGCAGTGTATTGACTTCCACCCGCTGAACTAACTTCGTTAGTGGTTACGTATACAGTGCTTCCTGTTGAATATGGATTTGAAGCATACAAAGCTAATTTAAAAGCATTACCTCCATTTGCAAAATTATGAGTTCCAGTTAATAATTCTTTTGGAAATGCATACGGTACTATATTTGCCATTTTTTATTTTCTCCTATTTATTTATAACTTGATGGTGATTTAGAAATTAATTGAGCACGAATTTCCCCATCTTGGTATTCGTCTCTGCGCCTTTGGCCAATTTGTTCGACCGCATACGATTCAAGAGCTTTTTCATATTCTTGAGAATAGTATTGTAACATATCTACGGGACCTTTCAAGTACCCATATGCATTAACTAAACAAGCGTATAATAATAAATCTTGATATTTATTAGATAAATATGTTCCTACAGTACTATACGGATCTGCAGTAGTAGGCAAGGTAGTATTAGTTAAACTAATGGGTTCTTTACTATAGGCTAGGGTAATAGAATAAGTTTTATCTGGAGTAGGTGCTACCACCCAATATTCCTCATCCCAATTAGCATAATATTTAGGTATGTCTACATTGGCTGTTCCAGGGGTAGAGTAGAATTCAGCTACAAAACTAGTGTCTCTTTGTTCCAAATAGTATTGATTTCCAGCCGAATCCGTTAATTGAACATACCGTATAGCTCTTAAATCGGAAGGAATAGTTACATATCTATTTCCTGATATTAGACTAGAAGTAGCATAGAAAGCATTTTGATCTGTATCAATAGCTCTATATATTTTATTTTCTGCGTTAACAATAAATCCATTCAAAATAGAATCTGTTAGAACAGTTGAATCTACTTCGGTATAATTTCTAATATCTAATTGTAAGTTTGCTAAAGTATATGCCATATTATAAAGCTCCTAGAGTTACGGGGCCTGCTGAATTGTTTTGTTCACCACCACTGATATTACCTGTTGTAGCATTACTAGCACTTTGAATAAAGAAATAATTTTCAGGAGTAGTTAATCCTCCTCCTGTAGTCACAATACTTCCATCTGTTTGTTTTTGACCTACGGTAATAGTAAATCCATTTTCATTATTTAAATCACTTACATTATCAAAAGTAGGAATGGTTCTAAATTGTTGTGCATTCATTTTATTTGCACCACCGGTCCCAGGGACACTTACTTGAGGTGCTCCTCTAAATCGTACTATTTCTCCTGTAATTCTTTTATTATTTTTTGAAAACACATTCACAAAAGTAACCCCACCTGAAATAACTGTAGTAAAAGGATTGTTAGTATTTAATAAAATAAGTTGAGGGGTATCGGATCTCTGAACTCTTGGATTACGTAATGCTTGTGGATCACTTCCTACTGGTTTAGGATCTAGCTGTGGTTGTTTGGCTTCATATTCAGAAGTGTGAACTAAAAAACCATTCCATTCTCTAACCATTTCTCTATATGGAAATCTCATTCCAGAACGATCTGAAATAGCATAGGCTTGTTTCCCTCTTGCAAAAGTTGCCATTACACACCATCTCCATAAAAAGTTTGTGGAGAAATAAAAGTGGATACACCTTGATTGTCTGCATCCAATGCTCTTAACATTTCACTTTCATAAATTCGTTCTAGTTCTGGAGTTCTGGCTGGTGAAAATTTTAAACTTAAATAATATGCAAGACCTGACATCATACATGGATAAAAACGATTCACTACATCTGCTGTATTGGTATAAGCACCTACATCTTGAGTTTTTGCCATGTAATAAAAACAGAATTCATAACTAGATGGAGTAGTAGTATTAGAAAAACTTGTACTAGGGGTTGCATATAAAAATATGCTAGGGCTTTTGGTTCTTGTTACATAAAATTGAGAAGGAGTACCTTGTGCTAATTTATTAGGAGTTGCGTTA